ACACGTGCTGACGTGAAACGCTATTACCTTGGTGACAAGGGACGAGTGTGGAAGGGCCTACTAAAGTTTTTAGTAGGTCTGGGATTCACGGCAGCAGTAGTTGCGGGTTTGATTGCCGGTGCGAAACTCTTATTTCGAGGAGTAACGGGTTTGTTCGCTGGCGCTGAATATGGAGCCATTCCAAATCGTGGGGCCATCGAGAAGATGGGACCCGTACGTAGTGCGTTGGGCTCTTTTCAGGGAGTGGATGAGGTCCAAACTAAGTTGAAGCGGAATATCCGTCGTATAGAACTCTATGCGGTTGATAGTCCGGAAGATACTCGTTTGGGTCTTTACGCTCTCATGATTGGAGGTAAACGTGCTATTATTCCGAGACACTTCTTGGTGAAGTGTAAGGAATTGAAGAAGAAAGGCTTTGATATAGGCGTCAGGTTGCAGGTCGTTGATAACACCGGTAGGCATGAGACCTATTATCCAGTTGTGATGGATGCGCTCAACACTGTTGAGTTCCCGGATACTGAATTACCTTCGGGTGAGAAAGTTACATCTGATCTAGTTATGGTGGAGTTTGTTGGTAGTAACGTACCAGCTAGCTCACAGATTAGGCAGTTTATACCCACGGCGAAGGTTTTTGAAGCTTACGTTGTGGACCGGGAGGAAGCTGCAGCTGTGGTTGCGCCTGTGTACGGTGGCAAGGAAGACGTGTACGTTAGAGTTGGAGCCAGAGTAGCTGTAAAGCTAAAGTTTGGCTCTGAGAACGTGTACAATCATCCGAAGCGCTATAACATGCTCCGTGGAAGGTTTTATGCAGATAAAACAACCACTGGAGACTGTGGTAGACCGTACGTATTGCGCAACCCCAGTTGTGGACAACCCCTAGTTGCAATGCATTCAGCCATGTTGGAGGGAACAGAGGCAGGAGCGTCACCACTCATTCGTGAGGAGGTGGATCATGTGTCGGATTTGTTGGATCGTCTCATAGCCCATCCTAGTGAACCACTTGAGTGTGAAGCTGGAGACTTTGAGTGTGATCGTGCTCATAATCCCTTCTGGGAGAAGAGAATTGTGAATTTTGGACACGCAACATTGCGTAATGTACCGCTTTCGGCGTATGTTCCTCCGGGGAGTGAGCTTCGCTGTTGGTTGAGACATCCAGAGTGGGAGAATGCATTTGCTATTAGTGCGAAGAAACCGCAGGACGGTGTGCATCCTCTCTACACAAATGCTCAGAAGACAGAAGTGTCGGCAGGTGCCATTTCGTATGGGTTTTTGCAGAAGTGCATTAACTTTTACACGGATAGGTTTGTTGACTATGGGGATCGAGAGATTCTCAGTGATGATGAGATGGTCAATGGTCGCCTGCCCATGACACCTTTGGAGATGAAGACCTCGTGTGGTTTTATCTCCAAGTGGTTTCGGAATGGGAAGTCTGAACTGTTTACTCCACGTGTTGTTGAGCATGTTGGCGATCCTGTACATTATGACTTTTCAGAGGTTGCGAATTCAAGGTTCGTACCATTGTATGGGAAGAGCTTTGTAGCGCGCTTGGAAGAGTGTGAACAGATGTTGACGGATGGCACAGTGCCAATTTTCATTTGGACGGCTACGATGAAGGATGAACTGTTGAAGAAACAGAAGGTTGCGGATCTCAAGACGAGAGTCTTTGAAATGCCTGATCTGATCCACACATTACTGATGCGGAAGTACTTTGGTGCATTTATTAATGCAGTAAAGGAGTTAGATCCGTTTCAGTCAATGTGTGGAGTTGGTGAGGACAAGACTAGTGTCTGGAAGATGTATTGGCAACGACTTAATGAGGTCGGACCCAGGGGTTTCGACGTGGACTATACCGGTTATGATGGCAGTGTTTCAGCGGTATTGTTTGACTTCTTTTTGGGAGTCACCGATCGCTTTTATGGCGAAGTTGGTAAAACACAGAGACATGGTCTTATGTACGCTTTGCAATATTCCTACATGGTTGTGGGTGATAATCTCATCTACACTGAGCAAGGAAATAAGTCAGGGTGTGCTATGACCGATGTGTTCAACTCCGTCACGAATGTGTTCGTGATACTGCTGTCATACTTACATGGTCGTTTGCAGGCTGGTTATAGTGCCAGCTTTGTGAACTTCGATCGTGATGTTCGTGTTGTGACTTATGGTGATGATGTCATTTGTTCAGCCGACACAGGAACACTTGGGTTTTTCAACCGTAAGGTTGTGGCCGAGGTGGCCGGACACTTGGGGATGAAGGTGACTTCAGCAAGCAAGAGTTCAGAATTACTAGCCAGTGAGCCATTACTGGACTTGACGTTTTTGAAGAGCGGCTTTCGTCCAGAGGGTTCTTGTGTGTTTGCTCCACCACCGTTGAGTACTATACACAAACAGTTAGAATGGACCAAGAAGAACAATCTTAATGACACTCGGATACGTGGAGACATTATTTCCGAGGCGTTGCGTTGGAGTGCTCATCTTGGCCCGGAGGTGGCCAAAAAACTCAAGGAGCAGATAGCTTCGGTTTGTAGTATAAAACCGGTGTTTCACTTTGATGAGTTTTATGGTGACGTAAAACAGCTCCAGACTTCAAGGCTGGAGCGTTGCAATTAGGGTGTTTTTGAAAGTTTTCACCACAAATAAAAA